TACTATAATAAGAAATTGGGTACATAATATTATAAATATGAGAATATTAAATTATATATTTATCCTATTGAATTCAATCCATTGTTTTAGTTTTGTAATACCAAAAAAGGGTGTCAATCTAAAACAAAATACTCATATACAAAAATCTATTATTGATCCTACACTAATTCCAGATTTAACAAAAGGCGTAGTCGTAAACGGTTTTGGATATTATAGTTTAAATAAATCAAATCAAACAAGTTTGACTCGTGAAGGTTTGGTTCATAGTACGTGTCTTGGCATTGGATTGATGACATTTTTAGGTATATCTGGGTATACTTTATGTGTTTCATATTTTATTTTAGGATCATTGGTAACTAAAATAAAATTTGATCAAAAAAAGAAAGAAGGTATCGCAGAAGGAAACAATGGCATGAGGGGACCTGCAAATGTATGGGGAAGTGCAGCAGTTGCAATGATATGTGCAATATGTACATATGTTTTCTCAGACTATTCTGATATGTTTAAGATTGCATATGTGTCGTCAATTTCTACTAAATTAACAGATACCTTCCAAAGTGAGATAGGAAAAGCGTATGGGAACACTACCTTTTTAATAACAAATTTTGAAAGAGTTCCAAGAGGAACAGAAGGTGCTATAAGCTTGGAGGGTACTCTGGCAGGTTTTTTAGGAGGGTTCCTAATAATTATAGAAGCTTACAAATTAGGCATTATACATGGATATGATTCTATACTCATATGTTTACTATCATCTCAAATAGCAACATTTTTCGAATCTTATATAGGTGCAACATATCAAGATAAATTTTTGAACAACGAAATGGTTAATTTTATAAACACATTTATTGGTGCACTTATATCTATTATATTACGAATCGCATTATAATAATCTATTTGTAATAGTTATTCTTTCAGTTTTTTATAATTAGATATTCTTTTTAAATTTTTATATACATCATAATTTGCTTGTTTGAATGATATCTCATTATACTTCATATTGTGTTTTTCAAAAAATTCCGATACGTAATATTTACCAACTTTGTTTTGACGAAATTGTGGCATTGCAGGGAAAAGATGATGTTCTATTTGAAAGTTAAGATATCCCATCCACCAGTTTGTAAACCAGTGATCATAAATATTAATTGTATGATTAGCTGCAGGTGTAACCCATCCATTATTTTCAGTATATGCATCTGTTGTAGTATGTGATACGGTGAACGTTGCCAATAGAATAACAGTTCCTAACAAAGATACTATATGAAACATAAGTATAGATTGTATGACACTATAATTACATAAACCAAAGAACCAACAATACAATCCTAATGAAGTAACTTTTGTAGTAATATATTCTATTAAATGTTTTTTCCTGTAAGCAAACATAGGGTATGACATGAAAGACCAAACAAACCATACAAGAGGGTTTATGACTGTCCAATATAACTTATGTTGATTTTTAGTAAAAAATGTTGGCTCTTTATTTTCAAACAACTTTTCATTAAATGCAACTAAAGGGTGAGTCTTCAGATCCTTATCGTACTTAATATTTTGAGTATTTGCATGATGAGAAAAGTGTTGATCATTCCAAAAACGATAGTTTCCTCCCATCAAAATATTAAGATAAAAAATTTGCAATAACGTATCAATCTTTACATTGCCTGTAAAACTCTTATGTCCACATTCGTGTTGTATCCATCCACATTGTACATAATTTATACCCATCAATATAAAACTCGTTATTTTGAAATTATTATATAATAGCAATCCAGCTATAGACCATATACTTGTATTTATTCCTATCCTTTGAAATATATGCCAATAACTAGGTTTATAAAATCCATCTTTTATCAATTGACGATTTAAAATATCGAAATTTTTTTCGATAATATTTCTCTCATCGTTTATAATTGTATGTGGAAGTGTTTTAAGTAAATTCATTGCTTTTTTCGATCTCATATGCATAGCGTTGAAAACATTCGTAGCATCTATCTTAGAATCTTCTTTCCATTCATGTGTCTTTATTATAGACCCTCCTGGATGGTTAAAATTGGCTAAGTCGTATAATTTATCTTTAATTCTAAGCTTCATTACATAATAACTCTATGATTAGTTTATATGAGATTAACACGAATACATTATTATTTATAAATATTTAATGGACATCAATCGTAATTATTTTCAATCAAATGATTTACTTTCATCAAACCCTTATAATGAAATGATTAAATCATCTTTAAAAAAGGATAATTGTGTAACTACTTCTAAAAATCGTTTTGTTCCACCAGTAGAAAGAACTCATATTGCTATAATAAATTCTTCAAATAGGCTAATTGAAAATGAGAGCATGTGGAATTTTAGAGTTAAAATGAATCCATGTAATTCTACTCTTATAAAATCACCAGTTTATGAAAACAATCCTACCCTCAAACAGACGGAAACACAAAAAAAAATGGGTATATTGGGAAATTGGAATTCATCTTATAATCCAAATGAACCCAAAGGTAACATAATTGGATTTGATTATATAATATTTCAAGGGGAAAAGGGGTGCAAAATAAAACAACATTACAAAAATATTATCGAATTTAACATAGAACACGTAGAAATACCATTGAGAGTTTTGAATTACTATAATATATCTTTACAAACTGTACTCTTAGAAATATCAGAATTATCGGGTTTTAATAACATACAAACAACAAGTAACATAGATACTAATACAAGTTTTGTATTAATAAATTCAAAAGGTTCATCGAATACGTCTGTAATTTTTAATTCACTTGAAAGTATTAAATTTTTTGTTCCAACAAATCAGTTAAGTTCATTAACATTACATACAAAGATACCTTTTATTACCGAGAATGAAAATATAGATATAATCGAAATAAATAAATTGGTATATTCAAACACTAACAAAAATATATCAATAAATACAATTGATGACATTCAAAGCATTTTTGAAGTTGGAGACGCCTTATCATTCGATTCTACAACATTTTCTGACGTAAGTAATTTGTCACCATCTGAATTGAATTACCTAAATACTATAATATCTGATAAAATACATTATATAAAGTCTATATCTTCTAAAACTATTACATTAACTACTGATTTAGATTATATTAATACTAATTTCGAGATTTTACCCGATACATCAAGACAAATATCAGGCTCAATTACAACTGAGATAAAACCAAAAGTATTAAATCTGAGTTTACAAACACAATATATTATTAAAATAAAAACGGCTGAAAATGTATAATAATTTATAAAATTAACTTAATAATGAGATGTTTTATTGGTTATTTATTTTTTATAATATTTTATAGTCCCTTTTCAAATGGAAATAATATAACAAGACAATATAAACCTCGAGTTTTTTTTAGATTTTTAGAACAAAATGTTGCAGATAGATTATATAATTTCTTAGATGATAATAATATTGATAATTGTTATCAATTTCAAGAAAACGAAAATCATCTTTTATTAAAATGTTGGGGAGATTATTGGGGTATAAAACAACTATTCGAGGTTGATATAATTGTTCATAAAGAGTACTTGAAAACTAATAATTTACGTACGCGTTAATTAAAAACATATAATGGTTTGTTCATAATCGTAATTAGAATGGAACTTCCAGATGATATATGGACTTATATAAAAACTTATGTATTTTATCCTAATTTATGGCAATATCCTGAAAATATTAATTTTAATAAAATGTTAAAAGAAATTCCTGAAATGAAATATAAAATAACATCAAGCCGTCCTTTAATGTTAATATCTCAGGATAAATCAAATAATAAATTTTTAAAAATATACGAACAATTGCAAATGCCGACGTTTTCTCTATTATTAGTATCATATGTAATGATACCTGATAATGTAATATGTGATAATACTTTCATAATGGACTATAATACGTATTATGATGTTAAATGTTCTTATTAATATACAATAGGAATGAAATCATTTCCAACTGGTGACTTTACTTCTAAAAACATACTCATCATATCTCCTAATACTTTCTCGTTTACATCTCTATTTGTATCTGACGTATGACATATATTAGGAAATCTATTAACCTCAACATACCGAATATCATATCCTCCATTTTTTTTTATTGGAATACTGTCAACACCAAGCAATATATATTTTCGATTAGTACTTTTTGATACCATATTTCTGTATTTTCTGCATATGTTAACAGAAGATTCATATAATAATTTTAATAATTTAGTATGAGTCCCGCGTGGTTTTATTCTTGTGATAAGTTCTAAGTCTTGTACTTTTACACTTCCTGTTTTTGACCAATAGCCATTATGACTTACTTGTACATTAAAATCACTTGAATTTTCTTCATATTTTTTACCATGAACAAACGCCAAAGCCTTCTTATGTAACCATGCTCTTTGGTTCCATATAAGTATATAACTTCTAATGACATATTTGCGATCTTCCCATAAATCAATAGGTTTTATTTCTTCTTGAAATATGTAATTTATACCTGGAGTTTTTGTAATATTTTTAGAATATTCACAAGATACAGATTTGCCACCCGTTCCACCTCTTGATTTAATAAACCATACTTTATCCGGTCCATATATTTCCTTATTAGCGTTAAATTCATCAAAAGATAAAAAACTTAATGGTAGGTATTTATCACCTTTCATTATTCTACAAAATTCTCTTTTATCGTCAACCCGCCATGTATCTGGATCATCCATTATACAAAATATGTTTTCATCTTTCGCACCTGTTTCTTTAAGTTTCAAACATTTACTACGAGATAAGCTACCTGAATCAAAATATGTTATGAGAGTATCTGTGTGTGTAGTTGGGTTTAAATAACATTTAATATTTTCATACGCATTTGAAAAAAGCAAACTCCCTCTATTTGTCGATATGTTCTTTTTATTAAATACCATTATAAATTGACAGTATCATATTATACTTATATTTTACGCAATAATATGAATATAAAAAATATACAATCAATTAAATCAGTATTGCAATGTCATCGAAGAAAATTACTGTTATAGATAACACATTATGGTGTAATATAACAGATGAAAACAAAGAATTAAATATTAATCTGTCATATCTTTTGAATATAAAGAGAGCATTAAAAAAACAAAACAAGAAAAAAAACGAGAAAAAGAATGAAAAAATAGCTCGAAGATCATATGCAAATCAACAATTTGCAAATGTATTGAAAAATTTCTTAGTTAATTATGGAAAAGGAGACCATATCGTATTTATTGATCTTAAAAATATTACAATTTCTCAATTTCAAAAGGATATGAATTATATAAAAGAATTAATAAAAGATTCACAAAATTGGGATTTTGATTTCGCCAAAAAAGTTATTATAAAAAATCCACCCTTTTTTTTAGAAACAATTTGGAAAGTCGTATTTTCCTATTTATCTGATGAAATTAAAAATGTTACCTATATAGAATCGTCCGATAAGCCATATATATCCACTATTGATCATTGTTAAAAAAGAAAGAGTATGCTAACTTTAAAACTTTTTTATAAATATATTTTTCAATATAGTCTGGAAATAAATCTATTTTAGTAAAATGTAAATCTAAAACACCTATCCCAATTTCTTCTTTATTTTTTTCGTACCATTGTTCTACGAATATATCAATTCTTTTTGACCATTCTTTCTCTTTCCTTTCTTGGTTACTATTGTGTTCCTCAACTAGTTCATCTATTTTTTCACTTTTATATTTATTTTCTTCCTGAAGTCTTCTTATAATAAACTTCAATTCATCATTTGAATAATTTTGATCATAATCAAAACAATTTGTAATACTATCATCTTCACTAATTTTTCTTTTATTTCCAAAACATGCACCCATTATAAGGTACGAAACATAATAACAAAAACCGCATTATTTAATTTTATATTATTATAAATTGTTGAATTTAATCGACCTTTACATTTTTTTGACACAATGGACACGAAACTTCTATCAAGTTTGAATCCTTTTTTAGTGTCGTAAGAGCCCATTCTTCGATACATTTCTTACAAAAAGAATGTGAACATGGTAAATCACATATTGTTTCTTTTATAGTAGAAAAACAAATAGGACATTCCGATTTCTCTAATACTGGCAAATAACTCACTTTATCTTTAAAATTATCGAATTTCGCATTTACTATGTCTGAACTGACCTCTGTTGTATTATTTCGAGTTCTATTCAGATTCGCTCGCATACACAAGTAAAGATGAAAATAGTAATATTTTGATAACACGTTGTTCATACAAATCTCACATGGTATATATACATCGTCTTCATTAGAATCTATCTCATTCGTTTCTACTTCATTATTAGAATCTATCTCATTCGTTTCTATTTCATTA